TAAAAATAAAGGAGCAATATCCTGTGTCTGGAGTGAAGAGAAAAAACTTTACATACACAGCGATGGCACAGTGTATCCTTGCTGTATGTTGGGCTCTATACAGTCAGGAAAGAATATCGAAAAACTCATGTTAAAGAAATTAGTTAGAGATTTTAAAAAAATAGATCTACATCATAATGACCTAAGTGATATTCTCACATCAGACGTCTTCCAAAAAGCTCTGCCGGGCAGTTTCAAAGAAGACCCGTTCTCTCATCCTATCTGCATCGAATGGTGTAATAAAGCCACTGGAAAGTACTATTTTAATGACAAAGTGCCAAAAAACATTCACTAGACAAAAGACAAAGTTAGTGTTATAATTAGACATGACACATATATTAGTAGACACAGCAAACACATTCTTCAGGGCAAGACATGTAGTAAGGGGTGACGCATCTGAGAAGATCGGCATGGCCATACACATCATGTTCGCTTCGGTCAAGAAAGCATGGCAGGACTTTGATGGTTCTCATGTGGTGTTCTGTTTGGAAGGCAGATCATGGCGTAAGGATCATTACGCACCCTACAAGAGGAACAGGAAAGAACTTGTTGCGGCAATGACCGAGAAAGAGAAGGAAGAGAATGATGTATTTTGGGAGTGCTACGACGACTTTACAGACTTTATTAGAACTAAAACCAACGTCACAGTATTACAAAATCCAAGAACAGAAGCGGATGATCTAATTGCACGTTGGATAGACAAGCACCCTGACACCAAACATGTCATTATAAGCACAGATAAAGATTTAAACCAACTGATTACACCCAAAGTTAGGCAGTACAACGGTGTCAGCGAAGTTACAATGACCCACGAGGGTTGGTTTGATCAAAAAGGTAACCCTGTAATAGATAAAAAATTAAAAGCACCTAAACCTGCACCCAATATAGAATGGTTGATATTTGAAAAGAGCATGAGAGGTGATCCATCAGACAACATTTTTTCAGCATACCCAGGTGTAAGAACAAAAGGCACAAAAAACAAGATAGGATTACAAGAAGCATTCGCAGATAGGAAAGAGAAAGGTTACACATGGAACAATCTAATGTTGAGTAAGTGGGTAGATCATGATGGCAAGGAACACAGAGTAATGGAAGATTACGAGAGAAACAGATTTTTAGTTGACCTACATGCACAACCCGAAGCAATAGTAGAAGAAATGGATCAAACGATTGCACAGGCAAAAGCAGAGAACAAAGCGATAGACCAAGTGGGAGTCAGATTCATGAGGTTCTGTGGCAAGTATGATTTAACTAGGATTAGTGAGCAGGCACAACTTTATGTCGAGCCGTTTAATGCGAGGTTAGTATCATGACAGTAAGAGCAAAGACATTAGTAAAAGATAAGTTTTGGATTGTTGAACAGAATGGTACAAAACTTGGTACTCTACAAAAACAAGCAGACAACGGTTGGATTTTTTTAAGCAAAGCAGACAAAAGAGAAGTATTCCATACACAAGAAAGTTTATTTAAAAAGTTTGGATTTCAAATGTTTAACGAACCAATGGTGTTAGAACCAGAAGAAAAGTCAGTAGACAAATGGGATGTCAAACAAGCAGAGAGTTTTGAAGTGCATGGTTACCCTTGTTCACAAAAACCGCACAATCCATTGTGGGACGTACAGAAAAATTTACCCTTGTACACAAAAACACCAAAATCTAAATCTATGTTTTGTGCTGGATACTACATTGTAAAATTTGAGACCGTGAATTGGCGTAAGGCGTACTGTCCAAAAATAATTACACTACAAAGATACCCATATAAAGGTCCAATTAAATCAAAAACAGAAATGGTGGCACAATTAAATGAAGCACTCAAAAATTCAGACAAGACCAATTGAAGATCTGCTGGGTAGGATTAGAACTCTACGCCAACGAGGTCAACAACAGATAGTGATCCCGGCCAAGGAGGCTGACCAATTAGCGGATTCCCTGATGCAGGTCATGACAAGAATGGTCACAATCCAAGAGGAAATTATCGAAGCTCTAAAAGTTGCCCAACAGGCTTCAACGGTAAGCATCGAGATGGACGGCGGCGACTTCACAAAAGACAAATAGCATCTTCACAATACAATTTTTGGTAAATATAGTTATAAACTATGAGCAGACCAAAACCTACAGTTATACTTCAGAGCTCCAATAAGACCACGTTCAAATTGGATGAAGTCCTGCAGGCCGAGGGTATCTGGGCAGTATTTTACGATGGTAAACCTATCAACCTGAAATCATCTAGCTTGGTTGCCAATTATCCCGGACCCAAGTACAAGAAAGTGTCATTCTCCAATCCGGGCCACGCAGAGAACCTGGCAAAGAAGCTGAACACACAACACAACACAGACAAGTTTGGTGTTTACATTTTAAAAACCGGCGATAAATTCACTAGATAATTAACTGTATGGATCGAAAGACTGCATACACCCGTACCTTCCTCATGCTCAAGGATGAGACCATACATGATGAGAGCGTCAAGACCGCATACTTCACATGGTGGCAGAATGTAAGAGAAAACTACGAGTCAAGGTCATTGAGATTGACCAAACTGGGATTCGAGTATGTTGAATCACTGGACATAAAGACCTATACCATTAAATTCCCCCAAAAAATTATATTCACGCCCCAAACATACCTGTGGCTGGACGAGTTCGTTGATTGCCCATATTTTGTAAACAAGTCAAAGATCATAGTGACCATGGAAAAGATGGCATTACAACTGATGCTCTTTGCCGGTGATGTCACAAAATACGGTATGGCCCGGGCAATGAGCAAAGCGGAAGACAAAGATGACTAAATCATACTGCACTGCTCCGTTTCTAGGATTCCAGTTTACACACAGGGATAATAGATTGTGCTGTTCTGCGGGATCTTCATCAAAATCAACAGCATCTGAATTTTGGAATGGTGAGTACATCAAGGATGTCAGAAGTAGGATGAGCAACGGACAGGAAGTGAAAGACTGTTGGAAATGCCACGACCAGGAAAAACAGAAACAGTGGAGTCTTAGACAAACGTATGATCGTTTCAACACTGTAACAAAGAAAGACCTGCCAACTGTGATGGATCTCGATCTTAGTAATTTCTGTAACCTACAATGTATAATGTGCGGTCCGGACCGTAGTTCAAAATGGGCGGGAAAGATATCAGCGGTCACACAGGCCCAGTTAGACGACCTTTGCTCCATTTCCGGAGAAATAAGACACCTCACACTGCAAGGAGGCGAGCCCTCTATGATGCCTGAATTCGAATATTATTTTGATTACCTGGACAAGAACAACATACTGCAGAATGTCGAGGTTGAATGCATCAGTAACTTGACCAACATAAACAACAGGTTCTATGACCAGCTGGCCAAATGCAAGTCTGTTTCCATAATTGCAAGTGTAGATTCATTTGGAACAGCCAATGACTACATCAGACATCCTAGCCATTTTGAGAAGATTGAACAGAACATCCTTGCTTTATCCAAAAAGAAAAACGTGAGTGTGTGTATCATAATGTCATTGCAGACCTTGAGCATGTACAATTTTGATAAGTTTTTAGAGTGGATCTATTACCTGAAGGAACAGTTTAAAAAAAATAACAAGAATATAGAGTGTAGCATCAACAGAGTACAGTGGCCACAGCCATTGGATATACAAAATGCTCCTCTGAAGTTGAAAGAGAAGATGATTAAAGAATTAGACAGTGTTGACCAATCCAAACACAGCATTCAATTCAACACGGAAATAGCCAACATCAAGGATAATCTCATAAAAAATCACAAAGAAGACAAAAGTGACGCATTGATTAAATTTGTTGAGGACATTGATGCCTCAAGAAACATAAAGATTACCAATTATATCCCAGACTTCCACGAATACATCTAAAAAAGTCAGTAAAACTGCGACTTCTACACGGTTGACGCACAACACAATCCTGCTATAATGATACTATAAACATTTTAAACAGGAGTGTACAAAAATGGCGAGAACAAACAAAAACAAAGAGGCGGCAGTAGGCAGTCAAAACAGAACAGTTGGTCCGAACGAGGCCAAATCAGCACTAACACATTGTATCAAATTACAAAGACCCATAATGATGTGGGGAGCACCGGGTATCGGTAAATCAGATATCGTTAAACAGATTGCAGATACACAGAAAAGAGAAGTTGTTGATATCAGACTTCCTTTATGGGAACCTACAGATATTAAAGGTATTCCATATTACAATGCAAAAGAAAACAACATGGTTTGGGCGAGTCCGGCAGAACTGCCAACTGATCCCAAGTCAACTTCTATTGTATTCTTAGACGAGTTAAACTCGGCGGCACCGGCTGTACAGGCGGCGGCTTATCAACTTATATTAAACAGAAGAGTAGGACAGTATCATTTACCAGAAGGCGTTTCAATTGTAGCGGCAGGTAATAGAGATAGTGACAAAGGTGTCACTTACAGAATGCCGGCCCCGTTGGCAAACAGATTTGTTCATATTGAATTGAGAGTGGACTTTGAAGACTGGATGGAATGGGCAACTACTAACCACATACATCCTGATGTTGTAGGTTATTGCACATTCGCCAAACAAGATTTATACGATTTTGATCCTAGAGGTAGTTCTAGATCATTCGCAACTCCAAGATCATGGAGTTTCGTTTCCCAACTTCTATCAGATGACCTGCCAGAAAG